GAAATATCGGGGATAGGCACATAGGTTGCTGTTAAAAGTGCCGAATTTCTTGTAACGCTCGTCTTTGTTATTGTTAGTGTGTAGGTTGCGCCGGCTGGTGCCGTGAGATCACTTTCTAAATACGGTCGATACTTGCAAATAATCTTTTCGCGAGATGATCGGGTAGCCGTCTTAGCTAGAACAATTTGATCCCAAACTTCTTTTGAAGCGTTGTCTATCTGAATAGTTAAGTTTTGCTGCCCGTCAGTGCTCCGCTTTGGCAAGGAAAACCCAAAAGCTGCAGCAGTGAAAGTTACCGAAGAGCTATCTTCAAGTGTTGCTGAAACGTCCTCTAAAGCTCTTACAAGCCTCAACGCACCACCCGTAAGACCCGAATGCAAAAACTCCAATGTATGCAAGGGCGTTGTTGTATTTGAAGCGTAAGCATTATCTAAAGCGGTCATAGCGTATTATTATTCACCATATCCTCTAAAGCTGAAATAACGTTATAAGTGTTGGATATGCTACCTAAAGAAATGACAGTATCGTAAATAGTGTTTTCTTCCGTCATATCACGATCTTTTACTATAAAATTAAATGATACTTTCCAACTTTCTGGCGGCACCAAATCAGCAGTGTAGGCACCATCCACCATTTCAATCGTGCCGGTGTACTCGGCATCACTTGTAAAGTACGGGCCCGTATAAGTTGACGCCCCATAATCGAGATCGGTCTTAACAAAGCTCTCAAATGTTTCTAGCTCACTGTCACTTAATATTAATGAAGCGCTAAACCTATCATCGTGATTTTCAAATAATTTCCGCTGTCTGGAATTACCTGTATGAAATTGCGTCCTAACAACCTCGTGACCTACTTCATACGTATAACCCTCAGTTGAATACGATCGTGTAAAAGTCGGAAAAGTTGGCATTACCTAAACACCTCTATTACGCATGTAACAACATGGTTTCGACCATTAGTTGACACACTGTAATAACCGTCAACAATTCTAATTATTCCCGTCTGGACGCCATCCCCATCCTTATATCTGTCTGTGAAAGACAGCTGCCCATCATTACACTGAGTTCTAACAAACGACTCAAAAAACGGAAGCTCAATACCTGCAAGCCTACGCGAAGCGCTGACTGTTGTAACTCTTCGCTGAGAAAATGAAGATTGACGAGAACATCCCCGCTGCTGAGTTCTTGTTACTGGATTCTGAATGGCAGAAGCGTAATCAATAGCCCATGGTGGAAAATCTGTTACCGTCGTTAGGTTGGGCACTATTTAACACCCCTCGGAGTCATATTTGAGGTTTGGTGCATGGCGTTTCTAAATGGGCTTGACTGGTTTTTAGCCTGTTCAACCATGATGCCGACAATACGCTTTTCTTCGTCGATTGTCTGAGTAACCACAGATTGGCTATTGTTATTAATTACTACATTCCATTGAACATCATTAGCCGCACCGCCTTTATTTAAATCAATTACCTTTTCATTCGGGTGAAGCATTGCCAGTTTTCCACCTTTACCATCCATGCCTCCAGATCTGGGGCCAGAAGGAGTTACGCCCCCACCTTCAAACGAAGCTATTGTTTGGCCCGCAATAACCCCAACAGAAGCATAACCAAGACCACGAATAACGCCAGACAATGCAACGCCCGCCGGCCCAGGCAATGCGGCCAGAGCCTGGGCTGCCGCGAGCTCCGTGGATACAATGCCCTGAGCAATAGCTAACGCCTGCTGGGCAGCAAAGAATGTTTTACCTAGGGCCGTCTCTTCTCCAAAAGCTGAGGCTAATATAGCCAAACGCGAGCTAATAAAGTCCTGTGACGACTGAAGACGCCGCTTGTCTAGCGCGTCCATCTTGGTATTGAAATCTTCTTGAAGAGCTAACCTTGTTTCATTTGCTTCAGCCTCAAAACCAGGAACTTGACGGTTAAACTCTTCGATAATCCCCAGGCGCTCATTATAAGTATCTCTTAAGACCTGCTCTTCGCTTCTAAGCGAATCAGAGAGAGCAAAAAACCGATCCTGAAGCCCGTTAACATAGTCATTTGCCTGCTTGGTTTCGTTCTGGCTTAACTCCTGCTGCTCCTTGGCGGCCTCCTCTGCTTGCTTCACGGCAGATTCGGTACTTATACCGCCAACACCGCCTTCAAGTATTCCTTGAGCTTCTTTTAGCTTTTTGGCCTCTTCTGCTATCTGGCCAATATCTTTAATAACATCTTTGAAAGCAGTTGTTGGCGTTTCAGCCTGAACGTATAAACGATTAAGCTCTGCATTAAACTCCTCTAACGAAATCTTGCCTTCGATAAATTTGTTTTTAGCTATTCCAACAAGAAGAGAGACCCTCCCAAACCTTCCGCCAAGCTCAGAAGGGGATAGACTTTTAGCTAAATCAAGCGCCTCCTTATTGGCCTCGCTCATAGCTTCGGATATATCTTGAAGCGTGGTCTTAATCTTAGCTTCACTTAAAACATTGGCACTAGCTGCAAGCTTTCCAAACTCGTCGGCTAAAGAGATAACGCCAGCTTCGTTTATCTTTAAGATTTCCTGAACACTCTTGGAAGCTATCTCCAGCTTCTTTAGTGCATCCACAGATTCAAATAGCTTAGGAAGAAGCGACATCCCAATGGCGCCCACGATACCAGCAATAGCGCCCAGCATTGGAGCGCCTAAAACGATACCCACATCCGCAGCTTGCTGACTGAAAGCTAGTAAGGGATTGGTGCCGCCCTGAACTTGTCCTATAAACTGCTGAAGCTGAACGCCAGCTTGGCCAGCGCTACGCCCCATCATGCCAAACGAATCATTGGCTGATTTACCAAACTTACTTAGATTTTGTGTGGCGGTTGTATTTAGCGTGGAGAAGTTTTTTCGAATTTGACCAATAGATTGGCCAGCCGCCTTTTCAAGCGACATGATTTGATTTTTGGAGCGCTGAGCTTCTTTCTGGAATTTCTCGTTCTGAATTACGAGGGTGTATATAAGCTTCTTATCATCAGCCATTCTTATCAACCTTTGCATCTAGCCAGGTAAAAAGATTGGCCGTCTGCCGCTCTTTCTTGTCCTGGGCATCCTCATACATGTAATCAGATACTTTTACTTGAACACCCTTCCTTGCATAAACACTAGCAAAATCGCTAGCAGGTACGGCCATTAACCAGTTCTCCCATGGCCCACCGAAAGGCTCTACTCGCTCAAATTCACGCCACCGGTGGAGCAAGCTAGAGCTCATGTTGTGGGCCATAGAATCAACATCCCACTCACCCACAGCTAGAGCTAGACGAAATAAGGACTTTTCACCATCGCTCAGTCTTTTTTTTTGTCAACGCTAGAAAGCCGAATGATTTCATTTCCTAGCTCCATAATGGCAGAGGTGGAGAGTTGCGATATCTCCTCCTCTGAATATTGCGATAGTTCATCACAACATTGCTTAATCAGCCTGGCATATTGATCTACTATATTCATTTCACTATCTGCCAACTTCGACCACTCCAGCTGTTGGGCCGCAGACATTTCAGATAAATGAAACTCATGCTCATTAATGTTTAATATAGAACTCTTTCTAGCTAAGGCTTTCAAATAATCCATAATTTATGACCGTGTAATGCCGCCAGTAATCTTAAAAGTAAAGTTAAGCTTATCGCCTTCACCAACATTCGGAACAAGACTCCAACCAAGGAAAACCGCCGAAAAAGTATAGTATTTTGCAACGTTTGGACTAACGCGGGTGTTTGTTGCAGTAACGCGTAATGTTTTAGTTTCACCCTTTAAAGCAATAAACTGCTGCTGAATCGCTGGCGAAGTGGTCACTGCGTTACATTCTAATGAGAATTCATCGCCATCTGCCAAGCCCGAAATATACTCCCTACTAGTGGACTGGAAATGAGTAACGTCCACAAGGGGCGCAGTTTCACCAACGGTAACACCGCTTACCACCTCTTCCAATTCTGAGTAGGTGATTGGCGAAACCGTTGTATCGGCAAGCTCCACCTTTATGTTTGATAAATATGCGTTGGTTGTCATGATATTAGCTCGCTATAGTGTGAGTTACTGTTAAAAACATTGAATAAGTATACATTTCAGTGGTGCCATCAAAGCCGCTCGTCTCACTGGTTATCTCAATATCTGCAATACTATAAGTGACAACCGGAGATTCCATACCATCAACTGGGCCTGAATAATTTTCCAACAATGATACTATAGATTGCGCCTGGGTATACACATCACTGTTTTTGTTGCTCCAGACTGCAACCTCAAACTCTGTCTCAATCAGCCCCGTATCATATGCTTGTCCAGCCTCACTACTCCAATGGCGATTTCTAAAGCTTCCTACAAGCTCAACTGTGATAACGGGTAAAGACTTATTTAAAGGCGCCACACCCGCATAAGTCTTAGCGTTAATCGTTCTCAATAATAAAACCAAAGCTGACTGAATCATCGTCTTTTAAATGCTCTCATGATGGCTTGATCCATCTTTTTCTGAAAAGCCGCATCTACTTGGCCGCTCGCCCTGCTTACTGCGTTAGACCACCACTTGTTGCCAGGAACCCTAGTTCTTGTATCACCAAGTTCCGCCAAACGCTTCTGACTTAATCCGCCTTTCTGTCTTTTTGATTCGCGCTTAACTCGCTTTGATCTACCGCCAGCACGCCAACCGTGCTCGAGTAAAGATCCATACCATGCTTCACTTTTAGGCCTTACAGTTCCGAAAACAAACCTCTTATCCTTGGATATTCTGGTTTGCTTAATGATACTGTTACTTAAAAATCCTGGCGGAACCGTTCTGCCTTTATAGGTTTTATGGGGTGCTTTACCTTTTGGGGCTGAAGCTCTAGCCTCCTTTAAAACTGGGTTTAAGGCAGCATTAATAGCACTTCTAACAACTCGATTCTGAGCCGCCTTCTCCAATCGATCAAAGGAATCTAAAACCTCTTTTATGCCCTTTCCGGCCATTTCCTTTCCACCGCAGTCACAACGTATTCAGAGCCCCAATTACCTGTGTTAACTATAGCTTTAATATCAAATACACGATGTGGACTAACGCGCTTATCAATTAGACGATAATCCTCTCTCAGCAAACCCTTTTCAAACCTAAATCGTATTTCATATGTGGTTTCTACATTTTCACCACTAGATCGATAGAACTCAGCGGCCCGAAGAGGGCGTATCTCACACTTTCTTGTTTTATGATCAACCCATGATTCTTCTATACCGCCCCACTCACCATCGCTTTCTGTGGCTATTTGAACGGTTAGCAAATCCTTCAATCTTCCAGATCTTATGCTCCTCATTGTACGTACGGCCTATATTTGCCAATAAGAATATCGTACGCTGGGTTTTTATATAACTGAATATCTGTTTGTGACTCCCTGCTTAGATACAAATCAGAAAGAAGCATAAGCATGGCGTGCTTTAAGTCTTGCGGGATTATCTCTAATGTTTGAATGGGGCTAACTGAATCGTCAAAATACCCAGCCCAATAATCTATCCATACTGCATTCTTTTGCGCTCTCGCGCTTGGCCATGATTGATCATATGAAAGAAGGACCTGATCAAAATCTTGATCGAGCTCATATGTTGAGGTTGAAAGCGTTTGTTCTGCGCCAGCAGAATCAATGTATTTTACTTGGGTGATAGATTGCACCGGGCCAAACGGTAGAATAGCTTCTAAAAACTCATCCAAATAAAATCGATGTTGTTGCCTTGCGATAGATCGAGATGTCTCGCTTTCTATATGTTGCCTTACGGTGGATATTAGTCTTTCAATAAGAATATCGTCGTCGTCATGCTCAACATTCAGTTGCCTTTTCGCCTCCGAAAGGCTTATTGGCTCTACTGTTGGTAAAGTTACTAATGGCATATTCTAGCGCCTCGCCGCTTTCTATCTCTTTTCCAGACCATTGAGCATAAGATAAATCGCTTAACCATTGCGTTCTATCAGGATAAACAAGGTTAAGTATATCACGAGCTGCCACGGGCGACACGGCATTACCCTCATCAAAGCATACAACAGGATACCCCTTGATAGCAGCAGTAACCAGGGCGCTTGTTCTATTTCCGATAATGACATGCTTACTCTTCATATGCTGAATTAGAGTTGGTTGATTCTTCTTTGTTGCGGGGTGTGGTCGAATGGTTAGATTGACCTGTTTCGATAGTTTATGGATGTTTTCAAGGGGATAAGGGCCGTAATCCAAACAATAAAGCGCATCACGTGTTTCATGTGAAACCTTCCATGGAGAAAGCTTGGGTTTTGGTCGTCCTCCGTCCTGGTTTTGCGGATAAATCATATAACCCTTGCTATCCAGCCAACCGATCGTGACGAATTCAAGATCATCACCCCAAAGACACCGATCGATATAGATTGTGGGCTTTCCTATGCATTCTCTTAGTGCGTAATGAGGGCCAATACATACGTGAATGTCTGCGTGGTAATTTCGGTCGTCTGTGAGTACACACTTACGGTCTATACGATCGAACCCTTCGTTTAGATATTCCGCATACAAAACTTGATTCTTTAATCCTTTGTTATAGTGAACTACGAAAGTGCTGTTTTTATCCATTCGTCGCCCACCTCCCAATAATCTGGCTTACCGTGGAAACAAACAACACTAGCACCATCAGGCAACCCGTTTCGACAATGATATTTATAGCTAACTACTTTTCCTTTCGGAATCTCGTTAACCCCCTTAGCGTGGTGCGTAAGCCATTCCTGATCGCCCCAATGAGTTATATCTCCGTCGTTATACCATCCGAAATTGCGACAATGCACAGGCCCTGTTGGCGCGCCAATGCGAGACGGGTCAAAAGACTTGTATAGCTCTTCTCGTGATTCTGACCATGCCATAACGCTACTTTGCCAACCCCCGTGACCGGACATTGCCCAGTTCTTAGCCATTGAGAAACGGTTTTGTTCTGCAGTCTCTGCGAGGGAGTCAATTTCATCTACAATCACCACATCTAAATCAAAATAAATACCGGGGCCGTCTTTGGTTAAGAGATCCATCTTTGCCC